TCTGGCGTTTTGAAATCGAGAAAGATTTTGCGGTAAAGAACGTGGCGGACTATCCAATATTTTTGCCATCTAGCGAAGCGGTGTTGGAGAACATCTACGAGCTGGTTCTTGAGGGGCGTCAGTTAACTCGAGTGACTGACCGTCACCTTAACTCAACAAAGTTTGAAACCAAAGGGTCTCCAAGTTCGTACGCGATCTACCAAGATACATCGGTTCGATTGTACCCTACGCCAGACGCAAAATATTCGTTCCGTGGCTGGGGCGTACTCAAGACAAAGCTGACTGCGACAGGAGTAGAGGACTGGATTTTTGAGTCTCACGGTCGCTGTATTTCTTACGGAGCTATAGCTCAGCTTTCCTCGGTTCCGGGCAAAGAGTGGACCAATCCCGAGTTGGCCAACTACTACCGTCAGAAATTTTCAAAGGAAGTAGACGACGCGAAGGGGAGAGACTACCGCCGCGTAAGCACGCGCGTCCAAAGTCAGAACTTTGAAGGACGCCGTAGGAGGGCATAATGGCTACATCGTTTAACTACGTTCAAGGTGACACTGGCCCTCAGATTAGGCTCTCGTTCACTGATGAAGACACGGGCACACCTACTAATTTAACCGGTGCGACAGCAACGTTGCATTTCAGAGCAGCGGGTGAGCCTACCGTTTTATTTTCCCGGCAGCTTTATATCGACGCTGATTCCGCTTCCAGTGGCGTAGCGATCTTGCAGTGGAACACAACGGACCTCGATCAAGACGCCGGTACTTATGAAGGCGAGATTGAGGTTGTTCGGGCAACGGGGCTTCGCGAAACAATCTTTGAAGTCATCAAGTTTAGAATACGCGAGGACTTTGCATGATACTCAAGTCCGCAGTCTTAATTAGTGCGTTAAAAGTTGCGTTTTCGCAGCTCAAGACCACTATGTCTGCTGCGGAGTATCAGAAGTTATCGGTTAAAGTAGAGGCTGGAAACTTCCTGCGCTACTCTGTGTTCTTTGACGACGCGGGCGTAAGCGAAGCCTCGGCTCTCGCGTTCTTTAAGACCTTTACCGACAACACCACCGTGGCAGAAATTGCGGCTCGCGCTTTTACCAAAACACTAGACGAAACGGGTTACGCGGCGGACGAACCGGCGTTTGCCCTAACTAAATCTCCTACTGAAATAGCGAATGCGACTGACGTCTTTGTGCGCAACGTTGCTTACAACCGCGCCCTTGCCGACGCTGCTGCTTCTCAAGATTTAGCTTCTTTAGGTCTTTCCCGACCGGTCGCCGACTCTTTGGCTATTACAGACCAAGTTTTAGCTTACATATCAGGTAAAGGTTTTGATGAAACGCCTACAGCGGCTGACGCGTTAAATTCTTTTTCTTCGACAAAACTACTATCGGACCAAGTCACCGTTACAGACGATTTAGACGGGACGGCGACGCCGTTAGACGACCAAGAAATACAGTTTGTTAAGGTCAAAACGAACAGCGCCTCCGTTAGCGACTTGATATTTTTGTCCACTGGTTTTGTTCGAGCCTTTCTGGAAAGCCCCGCGTTCACAGACGACCAAGTCTTTGGTGTCGGGAAACTTCCGTCCGAAACGACCTCTGCTACCGACGCGGGGTCACTACGAAGTCATAACTACTCCGACTTCACCTACTTTGCGGAAGATTTCGTCGGTGCTTCCCGAACATTTACTTAGGAGATCGTTATGATTAACGAAAACTTAAAGCTCTCTGGTCAGCTTAATATCGTCCTAAAGGACAAGGCCGGAAACGTAAAAGAAACACGTGAGGTGAAAAACCTAATTGTGAACGTGGGTCTAGCGTACATTGTCTCTCGCATGAAGGACGCGAGCGCCAACGTGATGTCTCACATGGCTTTGGGGTCAGGAACTACTGCTGCCGCAGCAAGTCAAACAGACTTAGTTACTTTGCTGGGTAGCCGTGAGGCACTGGACTCCTCCACGATCTCTGGCTCGAACAACGAAAAGCTCGTCTACGTTGCCGCGTTTGAGGCGGGGGACGCGACTGGCGCTGTTACGGAGGCAGGCATTTTCAACGCAGCGACGAGCGGAACTATGCTTTGTCGCACGGTGTTCGGTGTAGTGAACAAGGCATCTGACGATACGTTGTCAGTCACTTGGACCATTACTTTGGCGGCTAGTTAATAAGTTAGGGGTGCATCATGGCTACTATTGTAACACGATCTGGCAAGGGTTCGCCCCTGACTAATAGTGAAGTTGACGCGAACTTTTCTAATCTGAACACCGACAAGGTGGAAGCAAGTAACAATTTGAGCGATTTGGCGAACGTTGAAACGGCTCGAACAAATCTGGATGTCGACCAAGCCGGAACCAGCTTGGCTATGGCGATAGCACTGGGGTGATACATGGCAAACACATTTAAAAATTACACGAGTGCCTCGGTAGGCACATCACCCGTCACAACTTACACAGTCCCCGGTGCTACAACCTCAGTCCTGATCGGCTGCACTGTAGCAAACACAACGTCAAGCTCCATCGTAGTCGATGTGCAAGTGGCTGGTGTTTACTTAATCAAGGCTGCTCCTATCCCTACAGGGTCATCTCTGTCAGTCCTCGATGGTAAGGTAATCTTAGAGACCACAGACACGATTGTTGTCACATCTGACACAGCATCGTCAGCAGATGTAATCGCAAGTGTACTGGAGCAAACATAATGGCGGGATATATCGGTAAAGGTAAATCGGTTGTCAGTGTAGCCAGTTATACTAAGGCTCAGGCTGATGCTGAGTTTGTCAGTGACCCTAACTCTGTCATTACTGTCAGTGGCTCTAATGTTGGGATTGGGGTTACTCCTGTATCTTCTTGGGATACTTTTACAGCATTGCAAATAGAAGGCTCTGCGCTTGGGGGTTTGGGGGATAACAACACAATCCTTGGTAGCAACCTCTACCACGATAACAATGCCTTTAAATACATAGGTTCAGCCGCTGCAAGCCTTTATCAACAGAGGCTTGGTGAACATCGGTGGTATGGTGCTGCATCAGGAACAGCAGGTAATACTGCAAGTTTAACGCAGCATATGACCCTCGACAGCAGCGGTAACTTGCTGGTGGGGACTTCCAATCAAAACTGGCAGACAGAGGAAGGAATGCGCTACTTTGCTGGCGACAGTTTAGTAGTGACACGTTCCTCAGCCACACCTTTTAGCGTAAACCGTTTGACGGATGATGGTGATCTTGCAGTGTTCCGCAAAAACGGCACCACTGTGGGGAGTATTGGGACTTTTCAAGATGACTTGACGATAGGCACTGGAGATACGGGCTTTAAGTTTTCTGATTCTGGTGACGGTGTAATGCCTTTTAATGTGTCAACAAACGCATTTAGAGATGGTGCTATTGACTTAGGACATTCAAGCGTTCGCTTCGAAGACATCTACGCCACCAACGGCACTATTCAAACATCTGACCGCAACGAGAAGCAGGACATCGAAGTTCTCTCTGATGCTGAAACTCGTGTAGCACAGGCTTGCAAGGGTCTACTCCGCAAGTTCCGCTGGCAGGATGCTGTAGCTGAAAAGGGTGACGATGCCCGTATCCACTTTGGTATCATTGCACAGGACTTGCAGGACGCCTTTGCTGCTGAGGGCTTGGATGCTGGGCGCTACGCCATGTTTATCTCTAGCACTTGGTGGGAAACACAAACTGAGGTTCCTGCTGTTGAGGCTGTAGCTGAAGTGCTTGACGATGACGGTAACGTGGTCACTGAAGCTGTAGAAGCCAAGGACGCCTACACCCGCACGGACACATATGAGACACAGGCAGAAGCACCAGAGGGAGCAACAGAACGCACCCGACTTGGTGTTCGTTACCCCGAGCTTCTCGCATTTATTATAGGAGCTATGTAAATGAGTAAGGCAAGAGACAACGCTGACGGTGGCGCAAAAGAGCTTCCAGATCTAACTGACTGCACGGTGTCGACTTCAGACCCAGCAGTAAACAGCAATCCTACGTCGGGTGTAGGTCATGTTTGGATTAATAAAACATCTGGAGAGCAGTATGTATTAACTGATGCTACGGCCGACAATAACGTATGGACTAACGTGGGCGAGGGAACAGGCGCAATCCAACCTGTGCAAGAGCATCTTATTGTTAGTCAAGCTAACGAAAGCAACACTAACGTAGATATTACTGGAACGTACACAGTACCTGCTGGCCCCAACACGATTACCCTTTTTGGGGTCGCTGGCGGGGGTTCTTCGGCCTATGGCGAAGACAATGACCACGGTTCTTCCGGTGGCGGCGGCGGTGCAGCAAACATATCGGGCTTTACTGCAAGCGTAACTTCTGGAGATGTAATTACTTATCAAATTGGTTCTGGAGGTAGTACCCCTACGGACACGGGTACTCTACCCAACCCCCCAAGGTCGCTTTCTGGTGTTGCTGGTGGTGAGACTTGGGTAAAGAAAAATGGGTCTTACATTCTACGTCTTGGCGGAGGCGCTGGGCCTTCTTCTGGAACGTCTGACTCTGACCACACAGTTTCAGCATTAGGAGGGACGGTAATCACAGGAACAGGTGTTGCTGGTGGGGCTGGCGGCAGGGGCGCTTTTAGAAATTCTCACAACGCCGACAATGCTTCAAATGTAACCAATGCTCCAACTGGCGGCGGGGGCGGTGGGGCGCACGTTAGTCAAAAAGTAGGTGGCAATGGCGGAACAATTACCGTCAACGTCTCGTCTGCAACCGTTGGCTCTAACACAATTTCTTTTGCCGGTTCTACTATTGGCTACTCAGGTCAAGATAAAGTCAGCGGCGACACTCGACCTTACACAAACGCATTTCACGCTGTAGGTGGCTTTAATGTCGCCGCAGATAACAACACCGGAGCAGGTGGTGGCGCTGGCTCAGGAATAAAGCCAACAATCAATAGCTCTGCTTACACCCTGTTTTACGGCGGCGGCGGTGGCGGAAACAGAGGCAACACCAACGCTCAAACAACCGAAACCGTTGACGGAACAGCTAGAAATAGTGGCTCAGGCGGTGGCGGGTTTTTGATCGCAATAGTTACTGCTGAGTAGGAGGACATCATGTCAGGATACATAGGCACACAGCCAGTACCACAGGCTACACAAACCCGTGATGCTTTCACAGCAACAGCAGGGCAGACTTCTTTCACTACGTCAGGCTATACGCCGGGCTTCCTTGATGTCTACTTGAATGGCGTGAAGCTGGCGGCAGCAGACTACACAGCATCTAACTCAGTAGATGTAGTGCTTACTGTAGGGGCTGCACTAAACGACATCCTTGAGGTCGTGGCATACACCACGTTTGAAGCAGCACAAGCATTTAATCAGGCCGATGGTGGCTCCGCTGCATCTGTTTACACAGCAGCACAATCTATAAATGGAGGTACAGCTAGTGGCTGATCTAATTCAAATCCGCCGTGACACGGCAGCTAACTGGACATCCAGTAACCCTACGCTTGCCCAAGGTGAGTTAGGTTTGGAGACAGACACCAGTCAACTCAAAGCTGGCGATGGGTCAACCGCATGGTCGAGCTTAGGCTACTACGATCTTGGTGGTCTTACCGATCCCGCCTACACAGGCACACCTGTAGAGGACACCTATGCAATCTCTGGCACATCCTATGCTTTAGAGCCAAGCAACGGCTCCATCCAGACGCATACTCTGACAGGTGCTACAACGTACACTGATGCCTTTTCCGCTGGTCAGGCTATCACCCTGATGATTGACGATGGCTCTGCCGCAACGATCACATGGCCCACGATGACTTGGGTCAACAATGCTGGTGCTGCACCTACGTTGGCTACATCCGGCTACACAGTCATCACAGTCTGGAAGGTCGGAAGCACACTTTATGGTGCATTGGTAGGGGATGGAACCTAATGCTAAGTCAAAGAAGTATAGGTGCTGCGGGTGGTGGAGTAGCATTACCCTCGGACGATCTGTTCAATACAGTATCGTTCCTGTCGCATTTTGACGGGGCAAATAACGGCAAAAATAACGTCTATGACGATAGCTCGTCAAGCAACCACACGATCACAGCCAATGGGGATGTAACCCAAGGCAGCTTCGGCCCGTTTGCACGGCCTGATGGTAAGTGGTCTGTGAGCTTTGATGGAAGTGATGGTCTTAGTTCTTCCGCAAGTACTGATTATGAGTTTGGCACAGGTGATTTAACTGTTGAATATTGGGCTTACCCCACTGCGTCTGGTGCCATTCAAAACATTTTGGACAACCGAGCGGAGGCATCTGGTTGGAAACTAGGTCGAGATGCTTCTAATCAATTCCAAGTGTATAACGAAGTTACCTCTTCATACTTATTTGAAAGCGGCACTTTTCCAGAAAATGCGTGGTCACATTTTTGTTGGACACGGGCAAGCGGCGTAAACAAATTCTTTATCAATGGGGTTCAAAGTGGCAGCAACGTCAGTGACAGCAGTAACTTTAACAGCAATAGTTTAAACATTGGCGTTCAACATGCTGGCAACACTCAATATTTTACAGGCTACATCACTTGTTGTAGAGTTATAAAAGGAACGGCGGTTGAGCCTTCTGGTGTCCCAACATCTCCTCCAACAGCAGTAACCAATACCAAACTTCTTACCTGCCAGAGCAATCGCTTTGTTGACAACTCTACGTCAGCGCACACGATTACAACAATTGGCAACCCTGCCGTATCCGCCTTCGGCCCCTTCCTGACATCTAAGGTTTATGACGCAGGGGTGAATGGTGCGAGTGCTTACTTTGATGGGTCTGGGGATTATTTAGATGTTGCCAATAGTTCTGACTTAGTTCTAGGTACTGACGATTTTACAATTGAGGCTTGGGCGTATCCAACGACCTACGATACAGGCAATGCCAACATCATTATGCAGCGAGTCAATGGCGGCAGTAACAATGGCTGGCTTCTTGGGATTTCATCTGGAGGTCTGTGGCAATTCTCTACAGGCGCAGCAGTCATCAAAAGAAGCACGGCTTCTGCTGGAATGAACGAGTGGACACATTTAGCCGCAGTAAGAAACGGAAGTTCTTACAATTTCTTTGTAAACGGGGTATCTGTCGGAACCTCGACCACCATGTACAATTTCACAGACACTACTACTTTTCAATTAGGTTGGCAGAGTAGTTTTGCAGAATTTACGGGATACGTTTGCGATGCCCGTGTCATCAAAGGAACAGCGGTCTACACCAGCAACTTCACCCCACCCACAGCCCCAACTACAGCAATCACCAACACCAAGCTGCTTCTAAACATGTCAGACGGTCAAGCGATTGACAGCACAGCGCAAAACAATCTGACGTTGTATGGCGATGCTAAGATCAGCAATGCTCAGAGTAAGTTTGGTGGTACTTCTGTATATGTGGACGGCACTGATCTTGTTCGAACAGGTATCAACCCTAGTTTTGCATTTGGTACGGGTGACTTTACTATAGAGGCTTTTGTTTACCTAACTGCAATCAATCAATATGACAATCTTTTTGATATGCGTTACTCAGGAAACACAAATCACATAGATATTTATTTTGATGGAAGCCCTTTGCGTCTGAGGTATTTTGTTAACGGTGGAGAGAGGTTTACCTCTGATACTGAAGTTTCATTAAATACTTGGACGCATTTGGCACTGGTGAGATCAAACGGCACGACAAAGCTCTACCAACAAGGAAATTCAGTCGGCTCATATAGTGACGGTACTAATCTTCTTGCAGGACAATTACATCTTGGCGGCAGGTACTCTAACGAAAACTTTGCTGAAGGGTACTTTGACGAAGTTAGGGTGTCAAATACTGCCAGATATACCGCAAACTTCACACCGCCAACCGAAGCATTCGCAGACAAAGGACAGTAATTATGAAGATCGCAAGACTAGATGGATCAACGGTTGGTGAGATAGCTGACCACAAGACACTCTTTCCAAACGTGTCGTTCCCCAGCACAGGCCCAGATGCAGATTGGCTGGCGGCTAATTCATGTGCCGAGGTCGTAAAGTTTTTGGCTTTCGATAGTGCCACGCAGCGCAGCGATCCTGCCGACCCATATCTTGATGGCGGCAAGGTTTACACACGCCGGGTGGTTGACCTATCGGCTGACGAGCAAGCTGCAATAGTTACGGCATCCAACGATGCAGCGGCTAAACGCAACCGCGCGGAACGTGATCGGCGGTTGGCCGAAACAGATTACTTGGCTCTGTCCGATGTAACCATGTCAGCCGAGATGGCCACATATCGTCAGGCGCTGCGCAATATTACAACTCACGACAACTGGCCTAACCTTGTTTATCCTGACATGGACGGCAGTGGTGGCGACTGGCCTACGAAACCTTAGATAAATATGTTAACACGTAAACACAAACCAAAGTAAGGCTTTGTTAAAAATGGAAATGGACGCTATTTTGAACATACTTTTCGGGGGCATCATCGCTGGCATCGGCTGGTGGCTAAAGACGCAGCGCGAGGAGCTGGATCGTCTCCGCATTTTGCTCAACAGGACTAGAGAGGAAATAGCCAAGGAATACGTTACGAAGGCGGACAGCTCTGAGGTACTTTCTCAGATAATCAATAAATTCGACCGCCTTGAAGAAAAAATAGATCGACTGATGGAGCGGTAAAATGGACCCGGTAACGTGCATAGCCGCCGCCAGCGCTGCGTACAAGGGTATCAAGAAAGCCGTGGACTTTGGCAAGAGTGTTCACGAGATGTCTGGAACCATATCACAATTTGCCAAGGCCGCGTCTGATCTCGATTTCTTGGAGAAAAAGTCACAGAAACCGCCGCTTTATAAAATGTTTAGCGACAACGAGGCCAACGCCTTAGAGATATGGTCGCAAAAGCAAAAATTAGCTGAATATCGCGAGGATTTGCGAAGCCATATTTCTTGGCATTACGGACCAAGTGCTTGGAAAGCCATAGTAAAAATTGAGGGCGAGCAACGTAAACGCCAGCAGGAGTTAGTATATAAGAAGCAAGAATTTATAGACAACTGTATCAACTGGGCTGTTGGGATCGCGCTACTGCTTGCTGGGTTTGGTTCGCTGGTCGTTGTTTTGTTTTTCTTAGGAGTTAAGCATGGGAAATGGTGATGAGGTTTTTGGTTTGGTTTATGTTCACTAACAACAACATAGAAAGTTATCAGCTCAATCAGTTTTCAACCGAGGTTGAATGCGCCGAAGCTCTTGAGGAGGCACAGGTGCTAATAACAAACAGCACAACAGTGGTTTACTGCTTTGAAGTTATGCCGGAACAAAAAAGGTGATTACGTTGTGTACGATAAAAACGGACGGGTCGTGATTATAACCCACCACAAAACGCACGCGATTAACTACGCAAGGAGTTTGAAAGATGGCAGATAAACCAATAAGGAAGACGACCGGCAAGGGCGGGAACTACCGAAAGACTACGTCTGGTGCGGGCATGACTAAAAAAGGTGTAGCTGCACACAGACGCGCAAACCCCGGTTCTAAGCTAAAGACTGCGGTAACAGGCAAAGTTAAAAAGGGAAGCGCCGCTGCGAAGCGTCGTAAGTCTTATTGCGCACGATCAGCAGGTCAGATGAAGCAGTTTCCTAAAGCTGCAAAAGACCCAAACTCTCGTTTACGGCAAGCTAGAAAACGGTGGAAGTGCTAATGGCAAATGCGAAACCAACAAATGCAGCGCTTTGGTCAAAAGCTAAATCTGCGGCTAAAGCAAAGTTTAAAGTTTACCCGTCTGCATATGCTAACGCGTGGGCAAGTAAGTGGTATAAATCTAAAGGCGGCGGCTGGAGCGGCGGCAATAACAAGGTGGCTAAAAGTGGCAAAAGCAAAAGCAAAAAAGCCTAGTGCCAAAGGCGGCTTGGGCAAGTGGTTCGGCGAAGAGTGGACGGACGTCAAGACAGGCAAAGCCTGTGGACGCAAATCGGCTAAAGGTAAATCCAAAAGGCCGTACCCCGCTTGTCGCCCTAAAAAGGTTGCGTCGAAGATTTCTAAATCGGAGGCGTCGAAGAAGACCGGTTCAAAACGAGTGAAGTGGTCAACAACTGCAAGTGGGAAGAAAAGGAAATAACATGGCCTATGGTAAAACAATGATGAAAACTAAAGGTAGAACAGCACCGTTTAAACCGTGCGCGTCCTGCAAATCAAAAGCAGCCTGTAAAAAAATGGGCCGTTGCATGAAAAAGTCTAAGAAGTAGACATTGGCAGCGAAATCGGTCACTATGTGTTAACACGTAACTAAGTGTTGAGGTGCAAGGATGCCAAATGAATTTGATCTAAACGGTAATGGCGAGATTGATCCAATCGAACATGAGATCATGTTAGAAGATCGCCGTCGTCGCATGGAAGACGCTGACGCCAAACGCGACGCTCAACGTCGAATGACGTGGTTCGCCTTGGTCGGTATGATCCTCTATCCGTTTGTCATCCTTGTAGCTGCTCTGGCAGGTCTCGACACTGCTGCAAAACTTCTGACTGAGATTGCTGCTGTGTATGTGATCGGTGCATCGGGCATAGCCGCTGCTTACTTCGGGTTTAATGCGATGGAGTCCAAGAAATGATACAGGCACTGATAGGTCCGGTAGCTAACCTTGCGGGGTCTTGGTTCCAAGGCAAAGCTGACAAGAACGCCGCAGAGGCCAAGCTCAAGCTGACCGAAGCGGAAGCCAAGTCAAAGATTATGTTGTCGAAGCATACGAGCGTTGCCGACTGGGAGCGTCTTATGGCGGAGGGGGCGAAGTCCTCATGGAAAGACGAGTGGTTTGTAATTGTCCTGTCTATCCCGCTAATTTTAGCGTTCATCCCCGGTGCAGAAGGCTGGGTAGATCGTGGGTTTGAGCAACTTTCCAAAGCGCCGGATTGGTATTTTTATTCGTTAGGTATCGCAATAAGCGCCAGCTTCGGTGTCCGAGGTGCGCAGGCTTTGTTTAAGAGGAAGTGATGGAAAATCTTAAATTACCTATAGCCCTTGTGGCAGCTATGGCTGGGCAACTCGCGGCTGGTGTGTGGTGGGTATCTCAACAGGCGTCGACCATATCAGGTCTCGAAGAGACTGTCAGTCAGCTTGGATCTCGCATGGCTATCGAAGACAACATTAATCTTAAACGCGATGTGCAGTCCAACTCTGAAGAAATAGAAGATGTTTGGGGCGACGTTGACGATCTCTGGGATGAACACGCAAGTCTGGCGAAGGCGATTAACGAGATTAATAAGATCAAGCAACGAATTGCGCTGATCGAGAATGATTTAAAGTACATTGGCCGTGACCATGATGGAATGTTGAACCGGGGTGGGGCGATGGAATGAAATATCTAAGCCGAAGTGCGCAGTGATGGAGAACTGGCAAGCAATTCTTCTTCTGATGGTAAGCGTAAATACCATTGTTAACTGCTGGCGTCTTAAACTGGAGATGGAAAGATGAATAAGAACTGGGAAGCGTTTTTTGAGATGCTAATAAAGCACGAAGGTGGATTTACTGACGACACTAGGGATTCTGGCAACAAGAAGGGTGATGGTCACGGCAATGTGGGCAGTACCATGTTGGGTGTTACGGCGTACAACTGGGCGCGGTACACAGGCAAACCTGCCCCAAAAGAGGTTATGCGCGAGCTAACCAAGGCTGATGTAAAACCGCTCTACAAGAAAAACTACTGGGACGCGATCAAAGCAGACGAGCTACCTTCGGGCGTCGACGTCAGCTGCGCGGACCTTTGTGTGAACGCGGGACCGGATCGAGCCGCCAAGATATTACAGCGCGTAGTAGGAGCCACTGCTGATGGTGCCATCGGCCCTAAAACTATCGCAGCGGTACATGACTTCGACGGAGAAGCAATTCTGCACAAATATTACAGCGGGCGCGAAGGTTTTTACCGTGGACTAAGCGACTATAAAATCTACGGAAAAGGTTGGTCGCGCCGCAACAAGGAAACCCTTGAAAAAGCGCTGGCGCTTCTTGGAGACTAAAAATGGCGGTGTTCTCTATAAAATCATTTGGCGGCATAGCTCCTGTTGTCCCCCCGCGTTATCTTGCAGATAACCAAGCTCAGACAGCCATGAACTGCCCTGTGTTTCGAGGGAGCATCCAACCCATATCCGCGCTAGGCAGTTCTGTTGCGTCTCTCGACAAGACAGGTACGATCAAGTCGATCTACCGTTTTGGGCAAGATACTATATCCGACAGCAACTACTGGTTCCACTGGACCACAGACGTCGACGTCTGCCGCAGTCAAATATCGGGTGATACTTCGGAGTGGACATTCTTTACGGGCGACGGTGCCCCCAAAGCCACTTACAACACCTTGGCTCTATCGGGTGCGGGGTATCCTACAGCTTCAAGGCCGCTCGGCGTTGCTGCGCCAAGCTCCGCACCCACGGCGACAGCTAATTCGTTTTCTGGCACCGATGGCGTATTAGAAACAAGGGTTTACGCACTAACATGGGTAAATAAAGAGTCTGGGTTTGAGTTCGAGTCCGCACCGTCAGCTGCCTCTAATTCTGTGGACGTTCGCCCCGGACAAACCGTCTCCCTTACTAACTTAGCAGCGGCTCCCGGCGGCGAATATGTTGTTACCCATAGGCGAATTTATCGAGCAGTTGCGGGTGTTTACCTATTTGTGGCAGAAGTCACTGCTGCTACTGCTTCTTACACTGACAGCGTCGAGCCGGACAGTTTGGGCGAAGAACTGCCTACGCTGACGTGGACAATACCACCAGATACGCTCAGCGGTCTAACAAACCTACCTAATGGCATGATGGCAGGGTTTACTGGGCGCGACGTTTACTTCTGTGACCCTTACCACCCCCACGCTTGGCCGGAACAGTACGTTCAAACAGTAGACTTTCCCGTCGTTGGGCTAGGCCGTATGGATACTACCCTCGCGGTCCTAACCAAAGGAACGCCGTACTTCATTCAAGGGACGCACCCGCTTAACATGTCGGTGGTAAAAGCTGATATTGAGCAAGCCTGTGTTTCTAAGCGCAGCATTGTTAGTTTGATGGGCGGAGTATTGTACGCTGCCCCCGATGGGTTAATGTTCCTCTCCCCCGGTGGATCGCGCATCGTCACCGAGAACTTATTTGATTTTGGGCAGTGGCAAGCATTTTTTAACCCGTCTTCCATTCACGCTTACCAACAAGACAACCAGTACATCGCGTTCTACAACAACGGCTCGCAAAGTGGTGGGTTTATCTTCGATGTGCGCAGTGGG